GGGCGGCGGTATGCGATGGCTCACCTCAACACCCGGTGCAACCTGTTCGCGATCGCAGTCGCAAAGCCTGGCGCGGGTAAGGATCACAGTCGGCAGCGCATCAAGGAACTGATGACCGCATCCGGTTTGTCGCAACTTATCTGTGGCGATCGCTTTAGTTCCGGTGTTGCAATCCTTCGCACCCTTCACGACTACCCGTCACGCATCTCGCATCTCGATGAGATGGGTCTGTACTTGCAGAGCTTGACCGCACGTAACGCAGCCTCTCATCAGCGCGACATCATCAAGACCCTTCTAGAGGTGTACTCTTCCAGCAGCGGCGTGTATCACGGTCAAGAGTATGCGGACTCGCGCGATCGTCAGCGTCTCGATATCAACCAACCCAACTTCAACTTCTTCGGAACCACGACTCCACGCACTCTGATCCCCGCGCTCAATCACGACATGGTGGATAACGGAACCATGAGCCGTATCCTGCTTGTCCCTCCGTTCGATGATTACCCTGTTCCTCAGATACCAGAACAACTGAGCGCGCCCGATGACATCGTGGAAGATATCCAAAACTCCGCGCAGATCATCCCCTCCGGTGTCGGTAACATGACGAACGTGCAATCGATTCCGAATGCAGCGGTCGTGCCCATCATCGTGGAGTGGGAAGACTCAGCCTTCGCGGAGTACAGCAAGGTACGCGAGTGGCAGTTAAACCAAGCGCGCAATGATGACGCACTCTGGGTTCGCTTCACCGAAATCACCGTCAAGATCGCCATGATCGAAGCCATCGCTCGCGATCCCGTCGCTCCCATCTTGACGTTTGAAATCTTCAAGATGGCAAATGATCTCGCTCGCTGGTCGTTCAACTACACCTCTGACCTCATCGTCAAGGAGATTGCAGAGAACGAGATCGAAGCTTCGCACAAGAAGATTCTCAACATCATCCGCAAGTCTGGCGATGAAGGCATGAGCACCACTCAGATCGCAAAGGTCTGCCAGGGTATGAAGGCTCGCGATCGTAACGAAATCTTGCAGACCCTTGTCGAGTCCGGTGATCTCATGGAAGAGATAGTGAAAGGATCTATCGGTCGCGACCGTCGCGTCTACCGCGCAAGGGTCAGATAAAAAAGCCCCGGCGCAAGGCCGGGGCAAGTCCTAACAGGAGAAAAACGAGATAGCACAGGCCAGAGGTTATCCCCTTGGGTCTTGCTTTGCAAGCCAAGAGACATACCACAGGGTCTTCCTAGCGTCCTGCTCCACGGCATCCTTGTGCCCAAGCCGCCAGAGGTACGCCACTGACGTACCCTTTAGAAATCCACGCCACTCATCTTCGGTCAGCATCGAGCGGATGGCATCGATGCATTCGATATCACCCTTCTTGTAGTGGCTTGGGTTTACTGGATCCATCTGCGGCTTCCTTCTTTTTTCGCTTTCGTCGAACATGGCTGAGTTTGGCCATGCGTTGGTAGTGCGCCTTAGGTCGTCGTTTCTTATCCCCTGTAGCAGCGCTTCCACCTCTGCTTCCGATAGCAGCGAGGTACTTTCTAACGGCATCATTATCCCCTTCCATTTCTAAGTGACTCCAACTCAGCTTTCAAAGTAACAATCTCTTGCTCAAGTACCGCAGCCTCGTTCCACATCCCATGCGAACGGACTTCAGCCAGAGCAAACTGAACCTTCTTGTCCTGCGACTGACCGTAACCCCACGGCGCAGCCTTCATCTCATTCTTCCACGCCCCCGGAGGGCTTTGATTGTCGATCATTGATCATTACTCCCACTTCTTGCGTGACCTTTTCAACCACGCTATCCCACGGAGCGATCATGTTTTTCCTTGGAAAAATCCTTACGCTCGGGTACCAAGCACTACGATCGCCCCTTACGTTGCCCCAGTACCAAAGCTTGTTTGCATCCATCAACAACACCGGAACACCTAACGCACCTGCTAGGTGCACCGTCGAACTACTAATGGCTACGATCACATCACACAATTTGCAAAGCGCAGCCAAGCCTTCAAAGTCATTACTTAGATTTACCGAAGAGGTCTGGATGTTTACTCCATTCTTCTGATTAAAATAATCAACTGCCTTCTTGTCGCTGCCGTATTGCAGGTTGATTAGATTCACATCTAACTGCATGACAGATAACAACCGCTCAAGATCAATACTCTTATGCGGCCCGATCTTCGGGGCTGCACTAACCCACGACAGACCTACCGTCAGTTTGTTCGGATCAAGGTCAAGTTCCTTGCGGTACTTCTCTACCAGCTCCGGGTCAGCCTTCAGATACTTACGGGCAGCGTAATACTCAATGTCATCCAGGCTCTTGATAAACGACCTGCCAATACTTGCAAACGGAATCTGCGAGGTGTGCAAATCAGATTTAACTTGATCAATGCTCGACATGAAGTTCACATCCGGCATCGAGCGACTGAATAGCGAGATCAGTCTCGGGTCAACCATCGCCGTCACATAATCTGCTCGCTTGCGAATCGACGGGATCAACGATCCGTAAATGATCATGTCACCGATGCCCTGCTCGCCCCACACAAGCACGGACTTGTGCTCGCTATCGAGCGACCATTGCGGCTTCTGCGTTACAAGGCGACGGCTCTTGAATCGATTGCTGCTCCATCGCTTTTCATACAAAGGCCAGCCCGTCTCGAAGTCGTTTAATTGCAGAGCAAGCAATCCCAAAATCCAATTTGAATTGGCATCGTCTGGTGAAAGTTCGTTGGCCTTCAAGAAGTCTTGCTTCGCCAGATCCCACCGTCGCATCTCCCAATTCGCAGCCCCTCGCTGCACATAAGCCAGCGTGTAGTCGGGCTTCATCTGCGTGACTTTAGTAAAGTCTTCGATGGCCTCGTCGTACTTTTGCTGCTCTGATTTGACAACACCACGATTGACGATGTCTTCAAACGTCAGCGCGCCACGCCGTTCAGCGGCATCATAATACTGCTCCGCCTCTGCAAATTTTCGCTCGATCTGAAGTAACCGCGCCTTGGCACGATACGCAACAATGTCTTTTGGGTTAAGCGAGATCGCATAGTTGCAAAGGTCCATGGCTTCAGCGTACTTACCCGCTTGAAACTTGGCTTCGATCTGCTGAATCGCACGTTGATGTTTGGTAATCATATTGTTGATGCCACCGCCATCCATTCACGACCGTAGTCCACATCGCACCAGTCCTTAAACCACGGACCTCCGCGTGTGAAATGCACTGCGATGGGATCTGGCTCGTCCTTGCGGGTGTACCACCCTTCCAGATAGTTGTATGCGATCGGAAGCTCACCGATCACATCGTCCGTTAACCACTCAAACCTATGAAGATACATCCCCGTCGCGACGTTGACCACCTCTGGCGTAAGTTTCTTAACTTGTTCATGCTCACAGTTGATGAACATGAAACTCGACCAGTTCTTACGGGGATACTGATGCTGCGCGCGATGATCCATTTTAGTCGTTTCGGTAGGCCGGTAGTCGTGCTTTACAAGCATGCACGCCTTTGCCCGGTCGGCGTAGCCAAGCAGTCCCGCGATGTCCCGCCGGAAAAGAAAATCGCAGTCGCAAAACACGGCCCAGCCGGTATACCCCGCGAGGTATGGAGTCAGAAACCGCGTGAAGCTGAACTCCGTAGACGAGAGCGGGTCGATGCCACGCCAATAAATACCCTGCTCGCGCAGATCGCTTTGCTTTATCGGAACGATGTCGAGCGGGATTGAACTCGTCAATTCGAGCGATCGCTTGCATACCTGGTACGCCACATCTTCGCGACTGTCGTAGCCAATAAATACTTTAAGCATTGAGGAAAGCCTCTTTGCGGGCTGGACCCTTGTAGTGGAGTATTCGGGGAACATCTCCGTCAACAACACGGTCTGGGAGACAGGCATATTCTTTCTCCTCCATCTCGCCCACCAGCTCTGGATACAGCATGTGCGAGTACACCTTGAGGGCTTCTTGATCGCCGTACCATTTGCGAAGCGGCTCTTCCATGAACCCCATTAGAATCGCCATCCCCTTCCACGCATGGTAGTTCTTCGTAATCGTCATGCACCCAAGGTACGGGTACAACGTACCCAACGGAATGCCGTGGTACTTCTTGAAGATCCCGTCCCGTTGCAGTCCGTTGAATCCAGCGTCGCGATCGAACGATCGACGGCAGAACACGACCTCTCGCTCTCCCAAAATCGCAGCCGGATCTACGGGTAAAACAAACAGCATGTCCGTGTCAATGTATGCAGAGGGCTGCGTGATCCGCGCTTGCGCGAATGCTTTCGTCCGCCAGTACATCAACTCTTCGTAGTTACCCTGCGAGTACTTGTACTGATCCACGCCAGGTATTTCGGGTGTCGCATCGTCCGTGCACATGGTGACATGTGCGTCGGGCATCACCGCTTTGAGCGATGCCACCATCTTCGTCGGGAACGATACATCAGCCCCGACATGAAAGAATACAAATCGACTCACTCTTCCGTCCTCACTTGAATCATGGCGTCGGCAACCTTGTACGCATCGCGTGCAAGTTGCCAGACGTTCGGGTGCGATCCCTCTACGCTGCCGGAAAGCATGCCCTGCATGGCTGCGGTTGCGAAGTAATCACGCAACTCCATGCCGTATGCTGCCCTGTCTTCTTCTCTCTTAGCCATCATTCCTCCAGAGGATCTTTAAGCATGACCGTCGTTGCCGTTGCAGGTGCGACGGAATATTTGTTAAGCACATCGACGCATCTGTTAATCGTCTGTTCGCGGATCAGCACCGCCAGTTTGCAAATGATCTGCGCGTTGTTCTTTTGTGCGATCGGTCCGGCGGCATCAAACTCACGCGCCGTCTTTTCTACAAACGCCCAATCAAAGTAGTCCAGCTTTCCCTCTGGACCGATCTTGCACCACGTTTCTTCACCTGTCTTGGTCGTAGTCGGATTCTCAAGGTAATCAAACTCTTTTTCCTGCTTTGATTCCTCATTCGTGTCGCTCATAACTTCACCATCACTCCTTGTCCGGTTGGTAACTCTAAAATCTTCTCTGGCTTATCTTGCAAAAACTTCTGGTGCGAAAGCCCAGACTCTTGATATCGAGCAAACCCATAGTCATCGAACACCATGATCGCACCCTTCGACATGCGCTCGTACACCTCTGGCATGACATGCGCTTCGGCTTCGTGTCCGTTCAAGTCTAAGTGCACGAAACAAATTTCATCGGGTAACTTGTGCGGAATGGTTTCAAACACGCTGCCCTCGCAGATCACGGGGCAGTACTTACGCATGCGTCGTTCGACCTTTTTCGCAAGGTCGGGTCCGTGCAGACTCTTCTTGTGATCACCATCCGGTGCATCGAAGTAGTCAAACAGGTACAGGTTCTTTCCCAGAATCAAATCATTATTGTATGTACAAAAAATCGCTGTGCTCTTCGCTTCGTAACATCCAATATCAACGATGTCGCCATCGATGTGCGCTGCCTGTGAGAGTGCCCAGCACAAGTTATGTATGCGCCAGGATCGAGCGCGCAGTAGAACGTCATCCTCGAACTCACGCATCGCTTCGACGAACTTTGGATCGCGCATCCAGAATAGGCTGCGGAACCAGATGAAGATGTCATCGTGAATCGTGAACGGAATGTTGCCCTTGTGCATAAGCTCCGCCATCTTCGAGATGGCAGCGATGAATTCAGATTGATCGCTTTCGGTCTGGAACATTTGCGCGTAGTCTTTGTTCGCAAACATAAAGACCGGAGCAACGTGGTCGCTATTCATTTCCCCTCGCACGTATGGCGGCTTGAAGTCCCTCTGATATTTTCCCGTCCATTGCAAATGCAGCCGCAGTTGCATATGAACTATCCCATGCCGCCGCCAGCGACCGATTCCACGCGGCATCTTTTTCGGCATCCGACGCTGAAGTTGATTTCTCTAAAGACCAAGCAGCCTCCCAAGCCTCTACAGAGCTTTGACCTGCGCTGCGTGCGGCTTCCCACGCGGCTCTGTGTGCTGCTAAAAACTCATCCTCTGTTGCTTCGCCTCTACCGTATTTTTCTGCAACATCAAGAGCAGCAATACTTTTAGGATCAGTCATCAAATGTTGAAATTCTTTAGCAAGATTTACTGCGCTAATTATTTTAA